CCGTTATTTTTCATTTCAAAAATTTTGGTATGAAACTTTTCCCAATCGCGCGGGCTGTTTGGGTGTGGTTTAAACGGTGGAATTGCTTTCACCGTTTTCGGCGGCAGGGGGGGAGTTTCTTCCTGTTTAGGTTTAAACGGCAGGCTCGCAATGTTTATATAATGTTCCCCTCTTACGCATTCTTTGAGGTCTAAAAACGGGCAGTAAACAGTATCATTATGGCGGCGCAGGCGGTAACATTTTAGGCAATCAATCATTTTTCTAAACTCTTTTCTTTAGCTTCTTTTACCGAATTGCAGTATTCATCTATTTTTTCTTTGCTTAAATGCCTGTTGCCATACTGCTTATAGCCCTTGATTTTTTCCAGCACCTCAAAGGGGTCATAGTAATACCGTGTGCGTCGCCCTGTATGAAATTTAAATATATTCGTGCAATCTTCCCGCAGCTCTTTTAGCAACTTTCCATATTTCCAGCGTTCAATCGAACAGGCTAAAATAATTCGTCCAACACGGTAGCCGCTTATAAATCCTTTTGCCTTTGCTGCTTCAATGCTGATATTCTGCATTATTCATTCTCCTCTTTATTGATTTTTTTCTTTAACGATAATAAACAAGCATTGCAAAGCGGAATGTTATATGTTTCGTATCCTGCTACACGGATAACAAGGCTGTTCCGAGTAGCCCCTATATAACCTTTTCCACACCCGTCGCAAACAAAATCTTTTTTCTTTTCTTTTTTTAATTTAATCACTTTATCTCTCCCTTAAAATCTGCGAATAATATAAATATTTATCATAAAGGCTGCAAAAAATAATAATGCGCCTATTAAAAATGCAGTTATCATTATATTCCTCGTCTTTATTTTATGGTTTCTTGCGTTTTTTCAACTCTGATTTTTGTTTCCACAGTTAAAACTTCTATTTTTGTTTCATTATTCAAATGTGGGCGTGCGTAGTTTATCGCTTCTTCTTTAGTTTCAAAACAAAAATCCTGCTTGACGCCATTCACAATTAAAAAATACTCGGTTTTAATGCTCGTTAATTTTTTATTCATGTTATTTCCTCTTTTCTTCTATTTTTCTTCTTCTATAAAAAAGGTGTATGTAGCTCTATTGATTTCCGCGCATAAACTACCTAATTCAATATCTGTCTTGCTATGTTCTAAAATGTTTTTAGCTATCTCTACAATTCTTTCTGTCGTCAGATGTCCTTCAAATACTGCACTTTTTAACATTTCCTCATATTCTTCGGAAGTTCCAAGAGTGTATAAATCAAAGTCAACGCAAAGTTGTTTTAAATTTTTTCTAGTTATAATTCTATCTTCTTTAATTATAGTATCGCTCCCTTTATTTTTTTATTTTTTCCTTACCTCTTGTCTATATTATAGCCCCCCTTTGTCCTGTTGTCAAGTCTTTTTTTGAAAAATTGCAAAATAAAAAAGCAGGACATTTGCCCTGCTTTTTGGTATTACGATTTAAGTTTTTTCCGACGCCGCAATCTTACTTCATAGTTGTGTTTACGGATTTCTGCCAAGTGATACTCTGACGGCTCGAAGTACTTACAACGCGCATTTCTTGCGGAACGTGGTAGATTGCACTTTAAATTTTTAGTGCAATTTAAGCAATTCTTCGTTACATTCCAGTAAGTCAAAGCTTGCTTTTCTTTTTCCGCTTTCGCTTCTTCTTCTATACGCTTGTTGATTAGCTCGAACGCACTGCCTAAAGGATTATCTCTGCCCAGTAACCCCCCCATTTTACTCTCCGTCTTTTAATGTTGCTGTGTCTTGAGGCAGGCGCGCACTAATCAGCCCTGCAAGAATTTTTAATTCTTTATCATCTAGGCTTTCAACCAATTTAACTAAATCCAATTTGTTATTTTCAAGCAAGCCTATAATATGCTGGTTAAGGCACTCTAATACATTGCTTTCACTGATTAAAAGTGAAGCGTCTTTGAATAAATTAGCCGCTTGTTTAGCCGCTTCCGGGCTGGCTGTTAATTTTTCTGACCCATTCTTTAATACAAAACCATAGGCGGCGTCTACCGTCGCTTCTGTGTATCGCTTATGTTCAGCTATAGCGTTTTTTGTTGTTTCAAACTGCTTTTGCTGCTCAACGGTGATTTTTACATAATAAGGCTTTAATTCTTTTTTGGGCTTTGAATTTACTGATTCTTCTAAAACTGTTGATTTTTTTTCTTTTAACGGTTTAATTTTGTCTGACATTTCGGCACTTCCTTTTTTTATTTTTTTATAATGCTATATGTTAAAGCGGCTGCCGCCACTACATATGCAGCATTTCGCTGCCTTTTAATGATTGCCAGTTTTTTCTTGCAGCTCTCTGAGTAGGCTGTCAACAATTTGTTTGCTTCGTCTAATAGCTTCTCTGTCTGCTGTTTCTCGGATATCAAGCTCGTTAACTGCTGCGTTTTCCCTGTCAAGGATTCTGCTAAGTTCTTCGAGTTCTGTTCGGCTATCTCTAATTTGTTCTGTAACTTGCTTACTATCTCCGACATTTGATTGTAACGCGATAACAAGTCCGTGTAACTCTGCGATTTCTCGTTGCTGCTGCTCTCTAGCTGCGTTAATTCCTGCTGTAGCTGCTGCAAGTCGCTTGTCCATTTCGCCGCCTGCCCGGGCGTAATAGTAATAGGTTGCTCCTGCGCCCAGCACAAGCCCGGCACAGGCAGCAATAATAAGGCTAGTAATACTGCTTTTATTAAGTTCCACATATTTAACCCCCTTTTATTTTTTGGTAAATCCACCAAAATAAAGACGTGATTACTATTCCAATTATACCAGTAACAAGACTTATTACCAGCCCTTTTAATCCATTTTCTAAAAACATTTTTATAACTCCACTTTGCAAATTTTGAAATACCTCGGATATTCGCTTTCTTGTTCAGCTTTTTCGTTCCATAAATTCAATGTTTTTTGAGCTACAATAAGAATTGTTTCTAAATTTGATTCTGATGTCATGCATTCTTCATTATTTAAGAATGTTACTTTTCTGATGATACTTGGCGGTAATGTCACGAACACAGGGAATTTAGTTTTTTCCCCAACTTCGTGAATATAAATCTCAATTCTTTTATCATTTACTATAAAAATCATAAGCAGCCTATCCTCTCTGATTTTATTTTTGTTTTTTCCAATTTGTTTTTATGCTTCAAAAAATTCACGGGTGAATTTCTCGACAACTATCATAACTTTTTCGGCTTTTACGCTTTTAGCTGCTCTACGTGCTTCGCCTGCCGTTTCGTAACAGGTACTTCTGTCTATTGCGTTATTGATTGATAAATAATACTTGTATTCTACCATTCTTTGCATTTTTCATAACCCCTTTATTTTGATTTTTCCTTACCTCTTGTCTATATTATAGCCCCCCTTTGTCCTGTTGTCAAGTCTTTTTTTGAAAAATTGCAAAATAAAAAAGCAGGACATTTGCCCTGCTTTTTGACGTAAATGTTAAGTATTGTTTTTTATGGTACTACGGTTAAAACAACATTGTTTCCTGCTGCGATAATCATTCTGCTTAATTCTTCGCCGTCGATATTCTGCATACGCAGACAGCCGTAAGTCGGTACCCAGCCTTGACGCCCTGCGAACGGATTAGGCAAGCCGCTGCCGCCGCCGTGAATATCTCTTGCTCGTGGGTCATGGGTAGTGATATAGAATGTGCCATAAGCTGCGCCATATGCGCCGTTAGTAACTTCTGCGCTTACGTTTGTATAAACGCCGTCCGGTAAGCTTCCACGGGGGTCGCCTGCTTCGTTGTAGCCCTGAACAAAATCGTCACGACATTCCCAATCACCAATGACATTATAGCTTTCATCCATTGCGAAAATGCGCTGTTTACTACGCTGAAACTGGATTTCTTTGACCATGTTTATCACTCCTTTTTACCATTTTAGCACGTTTTTTGTGGTAGTCAAAAATTTATTGACAGCATATTTAATAACCTTTTTTACTGCATTAACAATACTGCTATATCCTAACTCTATTAGATTCTCGTTTATGCTGGATAATTCCACGACTAATATACATACTGCGATAACACCCGGCAAAAAGTCGTTTAAAATTAAATTTATTGAAAATAATTTAATATTCGGAACTACTTGCCCAGCATAAAATGCAATGACTAAACTAGCATTGTAAACCAGCAATTTTTCTATAACCCTTGAAAGGGCGGCACTGTTTAAATAAGTCTTGTTCCATGTTTGGGCTTTAAAGCAGTAATACAAGGTTTTACGAAGTGGGATAAATTCAATCGGTGTATCAGGCGTTAAATTTTCATGGATGTATTTTTTGCTAATATAAACGACTTTAAGAAATGTATCATAAAGGACTAATCCGAATGATAAAAACACTACACCCCAAAAGCCTTCTCCAAACGTCTTATATCCAAAAGTCCATATAGCCACAGCATATGCACATACATCAATATTCGCAAACCTGTTAATTATATATTTAAGGTTTTCATATAAATTTGTCCACATAAAATACACCCCTTGTTTTTACTATATTATATCACAGTAAAAACAAGGGGTGTTCCCTTATTTCTTCCTAAAGTAATCGTCTATGCCGTGCGCCTGTACGCTGCTTATGCTTTCATAAAAATCGGGCTTTAAGCCATGTTTATCAAGCCACTTCATGACGGCTGCTGTTAATGTTTTTTCTAGTTCGGAACAGGCTTCTTCTGATATATCTTCTAGTTTTAGCCAATCAGCAGCAGCAATTCCTGCTATCTCGTCAGCTTCAATCTTTAAGATATCCAATACTGTTTCTGATTTTAAGGCTGGCGTGTACAGCTTTGCAATCCCTGTGTATACTGCTAGGTATTCCTTGGTGTTTTCGTCGCTTATAGCTGCCTGCATTGCTTCTTCTCGGCTATTGAAATCACCTTGCCACGTTTCCCTATCAAAAGAATAGGCGTATAGCTGTGCTGTCTTTGCGGATTGCTTTTTTGCTACCATTTTTTCACCTTCTTTACCGGGGCTACCAACGCTTTTATTTTACTTTGATTAAAATACTCTGCTTTTTTCAAAATTTAATTAATGTCGGATTATGTTTGAGCTTTCTCGAAACTTTTCGTTTTATGGCAGCGTTTAAATCGTCGTCCCGTATCGGTAAAGCTATCAATAGCTGCGATAATGATATATATACATCTGCCATTTTTTCTACAATCTTACTATGCTGCGGCTCGCTTTTTACTAACTGTTCAACTAATTTAGCACTAGAAACGCAGCAGCTTTCTATGATTTTTTCTTTCGTTGAAGCTTTAACTATACATTCTATGCTTAATCTATCTAATATCATAGCAGACGGAAGCACACGATTTTTATTTAAGGTTTGGTTTTCAAACATTTTTGTCCTCGCGTTGGGCTTCGTTCCATTTTCTAGTCGTTTCAAGAATTCCGTCACCATATGCGCCTGATATAGACTGTCCGCAGTTACATTCAAAGTAAAAGGATAGTCCCAGTTTTAATTTCGGCTTACTTTTGCATTTTTTACAAGCTGCAATTTTTAATTTTAAGCTGGCGTTTTTCTTTGCCATAACTATAAGCCCCTTTCTGTTTTTTCATCTAACGGAATACCCACATCAACTAACTGCTTGACGCCTTTCAATATGTGGTCTATAGAGTTTTTCCTCTTTTGAATTTTTAAAATGTATCCTACTAAATTCGCGCACACTACTGCTGCATGAAATTCGTTTAAATTTAAAAAACATTCGTCGCTGATTAAATCGCCTGACGCTTCCCGTGTTATTCCAACCACGACAACACTGTCGTTGTCTTTCGCTAATATCCGGGCTGCTTCTTGAGCGTTCATATTATCCCCCCTAAATCAATTCTAAAATAGCTTGTAATTCGACTTCTGTATTATATTTTTTTACGTCATCCTCAAGGCTAAAACGGTCTTTAAACCATAAAGTTAAAAAGCAACTCATTGTAAACAGGCGAATGAAAAACGCGCCATAATTTTTTAAATAAATCTGATGAAAACCAAACCAGCCGAAAAATGACCATAGATATAAAGCTCTATCGAAATCAATGCTTTTTTTTGCAACTTTCATCCTGAATTTTGTTTTCCCTGTTTCTGAAAGTTTTTCGTACTGGTCGTTAATAAATTCCTCTTTAGTTGAATAATCCATAAGTTGTAGCATAGTGTTTTACCCCTTTCTTTTTACAAAAATTCTGAAACTAATTCATACCCTTCGTGATTCTCGTTAAAGCATACCTTATTATTCAATTCTTTGGGTACGTCTTTTAATACGATACTTGCCCTAATGCCTAAATACCTTACTGCCGGGTTAACCTCTTTGAATACTCCTTTAGCTAGATTCCTAGCCTCACTGTAGTTGTAGGCAAAGGCTATAACTATTCCCAGCTCGGGAAACTCTTTGCTAGAACACTTGAAAGCCCTAACTTTTTCATACTGCTTTATCATGTTAGCCATTCTACAGTCCACCTAACCAGCCGCGCCATATAGGATATTCTATCAACACTTCGGCAAGTCCGGCACTTAATTTAACCGCAAAACTCACTAATCCAGCGGCGGCAGCAACTTTAATTATTGTTTTCCACTCAAACAAATTATCAACTCCTATCTTTACTTATATTATAGCCCCCCTCTGTTCTGTTTGTCAATAGGGTAATAAAAAATATAGTCCCTGTTAGAAGCTGGTAGGCAGAAAAACCCCTAACAGCACACAGTATTACTACTGTCTACTGAAAAGAGGGTTTTGCGATTGCGTCCCCGCCGTCGCTGTATAGTTGAATTGCTAGCCATTTCATTGCGTCCCCAACGTCCCACGCTCCACGACTTACCCCCGCGCACTCTGCGCCCGTTGCCGCCAGCCGTATATTTTATAGACTATGCCTGTCTAAAGGTATATACACCTTACCAGAGTAGGTTGACCTCTGCCAACTTCCTCCCCGCATAAAGCCCACTACAGCTAAAGCGGCTAATAGTTTTTGCAATCAAAAACTACTAGGGGCAACGACTTTATAAACTTGGCTCGTTGCAGCACCAACCATTTTTTATACACAGGTGGGGTTATTCTGTGTCATTCCTATAGAGGTAAGGAATTTTTTCTATATTTAGTTAAAATCTAGTGTCAGCATTTACTTTTTTATATTGACATTACTTTAAAATTTAGATATAATTTCTATATAGGCGTAACAAAAGGGGACCTATAACTTCTAAAAGTTATAAGTTGATAATTAGTGTCGGCAAACATTTTTTATTGACATTGTTTTTTTGTTGCGTTTGCGTATGAGGTAGCAGCTCTGAAAAGAGTTGCTACTTTTTTATTTTAACCTCATTTGATAAATTTGTCTAGTTGTGGATAATGTGGATAACTCTGTGTATAAACTATATATAGTATTTAAACAGGGGAATTAGCCTATAAAATCACAAGATATAGTAAAAATAAAAGTTGTAAAAATTTTTAGCTTGATTTTTTAAGCAATGGAGTTTATAATTTTACTGTAATTACAAAATGCGTTAGGGGGGGCAATGCCTGTTCTCAAACGAATCAAAAGCCGCTCCCCGGTAGTTTCTAACGTCGATAAATCAACTGAACAAGATTCTTTCTGTATGATTTATTAAAAAAATCTTAGTAGGTTATCCCTAGAATGCAGCTATACATTCTAGGGATTTTTTCTTTTTATTTTTTTCAAACTTCACTTGACACCTTCTTGTATTCGCTTTATAATGAAAATAAAGGGGGGCTACAAATGAGGTTTGTGTTAATGGCGTTAGGGACTGGTGTTGTTGCCGCAACAGCGGTATTCGACACATTTAGTCAGATATTAAATTTACTTTTTATCACGGTCAGCAATCAGCGACATTGCTTACTGAATTTACTTTACTTTATAAGCGCAGTTCTTGCGCTGCTGGTGATTTTGAAATGAGGGTCATATTAAATCCTTTAATGCCGAATAAAGACGGTTACTTGACGCCTGTAAAGCCGTCACAAGTCTATCATTGCGATAACATAAATCAATTTGTTACGCAAGTTGTTAAATCCGGCTCGCTCAATACTGAATATGTTGATTTGTGCAACATAGTTGGCTATTCAGAAGAAAAGGCGGATGTTAAAACATTAGTCGAGATTTTGAAAGACTTATTTTTTGAAAAACATCTAGCTTTAACAGTGGATTTTGACGAATAAAAAAACGCCTGCACAAGACGCACAGACGTAAAAAAGGAGTAAGCCGCTACACATAAATAATATAACTAAATATGTGCTTAATCAAACTTAAAGGATTACTAATGAGAAAGAAGGGCAAAGCTATGCAGATTAAATTCCCATTACTAAACGCAGAAGATATAGAGATACGCGTTAACCGTATCATTAAGTGCTATGCCGAGAATGCACAAGGCGAACGTGTTGAATACTATAAAGCAGATTTACTGCTTTATAAAGACGCTCGTGTTGATATGTATTATTTAGATAGATACGTCGGGGCGGATAGCTGGCAAAGAACGCACAGGGCAGAAGGAAACGACTTCATCTGCGGAATATCCATAAAAAATGAAGCTGGAGAATGGATAACTAAAGAAGATGTAGGCGAATTATCCAACGTTTCGGCGAATAAGGGGCGCGCTTCCGACGCCTTTAAACGTGCTGCTACTAATTGGGGTATAGGGCGGGAATTATACAGTTCCCCCAAAATTCAGCTCATACTAAAAAAATATGAAACGTATATCAACAATCGAACGAAAAATGTAGCCTTAAGCAATGATGTTTCTTTTTTCGTTTCAGAAATTGAATACGACGAAAAAAAGCGTATCATTAAAGCTCTTGTGATTAAAGACGGGAACGGTAACTATCGTTTCGCCTACCCGGACGGCAAGCGCAACGAGATACAGAAACGAATTGAAGCAGCGCAGCAGGTCGGCGCATTAGTTGCCGCCAGCGTCGAAAAAGGCAAAGAAAAGCCTTTGCCTGAAATCATCCCAGTTAAGCGGGAACGGGCAGAAGAAGCACCGCCAATTATTAAGCCCCCAAATACGCCGCCACCTAAAGACGATGATACACGTAACATGTGTATCATGTGCGGTGTCGGAATAAGCAAAGCTGTAGCAGCTATATCCAATCGTAAAGTACAGCAGACAGTTTGTCTGCAATGTCGAGAAAAAATATTGAAAGGCAGGTATAAAAAGTGAATTTAAAAGGTATCGTTTCAGGTGTAGTGTGCGAAAAATGCGGGGCAGTGAAGCTGTTTCCTTTTTCAACAAAAGGTCAGACAAAAATCAAAGCCCGGTCTTTAGGCTGGACTATATCTAAGCAAAAGCAGGTAGGCACTGAATGGCGTTGTGTTTGCAAGTGTCCCGATTGTGTAAGTAATGGTTAAGTAAAAGCCCCTAGCACGTCGTACAATCGACGCTAGGGGCTTTTTATATTGCCTTGCTTATGTTTGCTTGTGTTAATAAATCAAACGGCTTATAACTCAAATTTGACGTTCTCTAACTTTAAACCCCTTACACTCTACTATCGCCGCTGAATTTACCTTCTTGTTGCTGACACTGCTATTAATATACCGCCCTTTCACTGCTGACCACGCCAGCATATATTTATCAACAGCAGGTGTAACCTTCGTTGCTGCTTTTTTTGTAATCAGCCTTAATTTACTGTAGCGTCCTTCGTGTGCAGTGATAAAGCCGATATGTGGCGGCACTTCGTCGAGTAGCCCCAGCTTTTCAAGCTGCTTGAACGTGTCTGACGGCATGACGTAGTAGTTAACATCACCCACTAAATTATGACCGTTGGGACTTTTAAAATCGCTTACAGTGCTTTTTATCTCAAAGCATAAAGTGATTAATTCAGTAGGTAAGTCAAAAGCCTTAAAGGTCTTTATAACGTCGCCCCTGTAGTTCTTTTTTTCACAAGTAATATAATGCTCTTCCGGATTAGTTATTCCGTAGGTTATAGGTGGCAGCATAAAGCTTTCACAAACTTTTATACAATCTACCTTCCCAGCTTCACTCAAGCCGTTTAAAACGGCTATTTCATACGCGGTTAATATTCCGCGTGCTGTAGCAATTCTAACCCCGTCAATCTTTGACGGGGTATATTCTTTTAATGCCTTTTCTATTCTTAATACTATATCACTTTTCATTGTTTATATCCTTTTTTCTATAGTCTATAGTTAAAAGATAGCGTCCGGTAGCAAGCAAAGTTCTAACTCGACGCCTGTAGAATATATAAGCCTTTTTTATTTGTCGTTCACGTTCTTTTTTTGTCATAGTTCTAACTCTTTCCTTATTTTTTTAAAATTGTTAGGAAGTTTTTTCTTTTGAATGTCACGTATAAAATATAACTTCCACCTGTAAGTAAGACTATAGCCCCCGCGACGGTAGAGGGTAAAAGCTTTTTTAAACTGCTGTATACGTTCTGCTTTCATTTTTTACCTCAAATAAATAACAGGTTCACTGTCAGGCTCGTTAACGACTATAACGCCAAGCAAAGGGCAGCCGTCCGAGTGGTCAAGGTCTACTTTAGTCATTGTTTTTCTCCGTTTCCAATTCCAATGTTGCCCAAAAATCACCATTACCTTTTACTATGCTTATGATCCGCCAACCGCGGCGCGCATAGTATCTGTCGATGAATTCTATCAATTTCTCGTGGCTTGGGTTGAATATTGATATATATTTTCTCATTTTATCACTCCTATATTTTTACCCGTAAAGTCAAATATTTACTTTCCATTTTTACACCTCTTGTATTCTTCCCATTCGGCAGGCGGTAAGTCATCCGTGATATCTTTAGCTGCCCATTTTAGAAATTTTTCAACAGATATCACTGGATATCTTGACCCAAAACCGACTTTAGGGCTATCGTACTGAATAGTTTCCTCAAATGGCGATATATAGAGTATCTGCCTATCATTGATATAGCTGCCGCCCAATGTGTGTACAACTCTAGGGCGTTTAGCTCTATATACTCTGCCTACTTTTAAATCTTCTATCTTCATTTTTTCCCTCTTTTCTCGTTCCAATCTTTCGCGCACTCGTCACATAGCACCTCTACTGCATCTAAAACTGTTGCTGTATCATTCTGAACACGTGTCCCACAGTTTGAGCAATACAGCCACCAGCCATTACTTAAAAGTTCTTTTGCTGGTATTATTTTGTTATCTCCATATTTATCAGCCCACGGAACACGATAAACCCGTATTTCTGTAAATTCTCTATCATGTTCGGCAGCAAGCAACGCTTTAGCTTTTCCCGGCGTGGTAGTCCACACAAAATAACTTCCCCCGTAATCTTCGTCGTCCCACGCATAAGCTTTTATATTCATTCTTTTTCATCTCCTATACATTTTAATCCGCTTCAAATAGCGGAATATCTTTTCCTACACTGGCTATACGCTTTTCGGCTATGTCGCAATATTCCGCTGATATTTCAAAACCTATAAATTTTCTGCCTGTTAACATAGCCATTTTTGCTGTTGTACCGCTGCCACAAAACGGGTCTAGAACAACATCACCTTTATTTGACCAAGATAAAATGTGGTCATTCGCCAAGCGTTCAGGGAATACAGCAGGATGTTTCGTTTTATTTAATCCCCTTGCTACTTCCTATACGTTAAAACGTCTTGAATATTCTTTAACAACTCTTTTTTTAGATAAAGTGCGTCGCTGCTCTCTGCCGCTTCTCGTTTCACAGTTAGAAACGTTTCCTGCACTTTTGTTTTTCCTGTCGCACAACAAATTTAACGTTTTCGGACGTCCTTTTGATAATATAAACATATATTCAAACACATCATAATATCTACTTTCGGTAGGCGCAGCAGGTGAAGGTTTAAGCCATATCATCGTATCATAAATATTAAAACCTATCTCCTTGAAGAACAACGCTTGTTTAAAAGAAGTCCCTGTTTCACTTCCATTGATAGTTGAATCAGAAACTATCCATACAACTACCCCACCGGGTTTTGTTATTCTATAGAGTTCTTTTGCAACTGATTTAAAATCCCACGAAAAGCCTTTATATTTTCGCAATTTATCGTAAGGTGGTGATGTTACTGTTAAATCTATGCTGTCATTCGGAAGCTTTTTCATTCCCTCTAAACAGTCCATGTTATAAATTTTGTTCATATCCATTTTTAATTTTCCTTACGTTTTGGGAATAATTTTAAACACCCTATTTGTAGCACACTCAAAGAATTTATCAGCTTGATACTTGTCGACATATTCTTTGGCTTTTTCTTCCGCTTCTACTCTGTTGTTTGCTTCTACTTCAAAGTCAAAAGCATATGTTTCAATTAATTTTACTTTATATTTTTTCATGGTTATTCTCCTGTTAAATATTCATAGTCCTCTTTTAAATGTTTTTCTGCTTCAAAATACGATTTATAATATTTCCCTGATTTTTTTAAAAGTAAAAACTTTATGTTGTTTTTATTAAACAGTGTTTCGTTATGGATAACACCTTTATTCCTTCCTTCGTCAACCGCGACGTAAAAATATACGTCGCCTATTTCAGGCTGCCACGGTTTCTTTTGTACGCCATAAAAGCCAGTTAACAAACCTAATAATATATTCGGGCAAAATCTTTCTTCATCTTTAGATATTAAAATATCTCTTGACGAGGTTGGATTACCGTTAAAGAAAAATGTTTTGTCTGGATATATATGTCTGCCATTTTCATTTGTCAGCATAAATTCTTCGCCTATTTCTAAATTATTTTCATCTAAAAAATATTGGATATATTTACTTAACATTATTATCACCGTCCATTTTAGCCCCGCACTCCGGGCAGTATTTAGTTTCGTATTCTTGTGTAGTTTGGCAAACGCTGCACATACTCGCGTCAAAAGTAATGTCTATCCAATGTCCTTTATCACATTCTTTTTCCGCTGTAGGAATTGTATCAAGCCTATCAGCAGCACTTTGATAACCAGCTTTAAGACCGTCATAAAACCCACAGCAATCGTGTATATCTCTATCTATTCTTAATAATTCAGCTTTCGCCTTATCAGCGTCTATTAATCGCATAATATACTCACCGTCCATTTATTAAATAATTATTTCTTCTTTCATCATATCTCCCCCGCGCAGCCGTTAATCATTATGGGGTTACCTTCAATATCTCTCCGCAATTCTTTTTCGCCGTCTTTAAACGCCTTACAAAAAAGTTTACCTGTAAGCTTTTGTCTTATTAAAAATTCGCAATCTTCTGAACATAATGCGGGCTTAAAAAGCTGTATCTGCTGCCCACATTTTGGGCAGTAAACAGAATCGCTGTTATTCACAGTGTCCGTGATGTGATACTCACATTCAGGGCAAAAATCTACTCTTTCCCCATTTCTTAACTTAAATCTCTTGCTATATTTTATATTTGTCATATTTTTTCACTCCTTTATGGCAGTCCCCTTACTGTTACTATTTCCTTTTTATCGTTGGCACGAATTTCTATTGTATGAATTTCAAATTTTTGCACATAGCCGCACTTGTTATATATCGCCTGTGCGCCTTGTTTCGCCCTTGCAAACGTTTTATAAAGCTTAACTTCTCCATTGATTGTTGGAACGTGTCCCGGTACATATATATCGCCTTGAAGTCCTATTGTTCCAGTGTAGTAGCCTAAATTGTTACCTGTGCAATTTCCGAAATTATGAATTAAATAAATCGCGTACCGGGTATGTGAATCTAGTTGAAAAAAATCCCCGTACTGCTTTGCCGCCGTCAAGGTCGGAAAAGATTTTATCATTCTATCACGAAAATATAATATGTAGTGTCGGTTCACTTTTTCTATCGTGATTAAATGGCTATGTGACATTTTATAGCAGTCATTTACTTTATCTTTAATCCACATTCGGGTAAATCTCCCTTATAATGATATCTGTATTTATTCGGTACATTTCGCGAATAGCAATCGTATTTTCTTGGCGGTACTTCAAACTAAAAAGTTTTATATAATCTTTTGCTATTTCAATGTTATCAAAATCTAACTTTTCTTGTACTTCGCCATTAACAACAACGCAGTATATCTTTTTTACAACAGCGTTACTATTTTGCATTTTTTATTCCTCTCCTTCTTTTATAATATAGTCATTCATTATATAACTTGTGAACACATTCGCTTCCTGAATCATTACAGTTTTATTTTTGTAAAAAGGTTTAAAAAGCTCTATAAAACTTTCAGCTTCTTCACGGCTTTTAAATGTATAGCATTCTGTGTATCCGTCGGCTATAATGTAGTATGCTTTTGCTTTTGTAACACAAACACTTTGCATTTTATTCCTCGTCCTCGTCTGCTTCTTCAACTTTCGGGTAACGCATATCAAGATATTCACATTCTACAACATCACCGTCTTCGTCTACTTCAACTTCCATTAATAAAAGGCAGTCAACCTCGGCGAATTTTAAGCCACAGGAATCGAATTTATGAATGTGAAGTAAACCGCTTTCTTTTTCTAAAAAGTCATATGCTTTGCTTTCGTAATCGCTTTCAAATTCTACAGCGGGGTCATGGTTATCCAATAATTCTACTTCTTCTAAATGTTGCAATTCTTTTTCCCTAACTTCCGCAGTCCATTTTAATACTTGATATTTTTTCATAATGTCAGCCCCTTTATTTTTTTGATTTTTCCTTACCTCTTGTCTATATTATGGCCCCCCTTCGTTCTGTTGTCAAGTATTTTTTGAAAAATTGCAAAATAAAAAAGCAGGGCAAACGCCCTGCTTTTTAGTATTATGAATTTAGTTTTTTCCGCCAGCCTAGTTAATATTATAGCACACTTTTTTAAATTTCAACTGCAAAAATTTTGTCCGCACGTTTGTATTTGTTGACGGCGTCCCGTGCTTGCTTGAAGCGGTTGTACGCTGATTGTTGCAGCAAGGCGGATTTTAATAAAATGCTTTCAAAGTCGCCTACCGTTAACGTTACAAGCTCATATTCTCCCGCTTCATTTTTTGCCCTAAAAAGGTTATCGCCTTTCATTTTTGCAACTTCATGCGCCGAATTAAATTTAATAATGTTGTCCGTGTCCCGGTCAATGTAGTAAGTCTTACCGTTGACTTCGTACTTTGTGGGGACTACTAATTCGGACTGATATTCTTGATATAGCTGGCTAATGCGTATAGCTCGGGCTTCATCCGTACTGTAATTTAATTCTAATTTTAATATATTTAACGCGCTACACTGTTCATCTGTCAATGTGTTTGGAAGCGATACATTCGGCATAGCTCGCCGCAACGCGTTAATGCTGGTGTAGTCAGTCCCTTGATATCTGTACACTGTTTTTTTGTCCATTTTCAAACCCCTTTCTTAACCGCTATACGGCAGGACTACTGTGTCGCATACCTGAATTGAAAAGCTGCCTGTATCATCGACTACGGCTATAACGTTAATGATATTATTCGCGTTAGCCGTTAAAGTCGGCGCAACACCTTTCGGGTAGTAGACTGCGCTACCCGTCGGGAACGTCCAAGTTACCGCCGGAACAGTAGCGCTCACAGGTAACCAAAAGGTTAACGTCTTACACATATAAGGCACACTTCCTACGGTCGCTTTGAAGTTCATGTTTGAAAAATTCATATTTAAGCTCGACGGGTTATTGATCGAACAGTTAATCAGATAGCAATTTGCTGCTGATTGATAACTAATAGTATTCCCTGTGTTCGGTGTTGCATAGTAGGTATTTTCCGCAGTACCTGTAAAGTAAAGGCAGCTTTCATTGTTCCCAGCTCGAATAACGCCGTTAGACGTGCCAGTATTTAACGTTGAGCCAACCGTTAAGCCCTGTGATATATAAAAGTTACCATTGCTATCAATGCTGCTTGTGTTGCTGGCTAGGTTGTTCGGCGTGAATAGTATCTGCCCATTACTGTCTGCCTTTATAGTTACATTATTGTTATTTCTGTCAACTTCTAATATCTTAAAGTTTCCAACTTGCAAGGCTGCATTTTTCGTATAGCTGATAGCAGAATTATTCTGTAAAGAAAATATACTGTAGTCAGTGCTAATGGCTTCTGCTTGATTTGAAAGCCGCATACCTGCCGTGTTATCGGCT